ATTGCCATTATTGCCATTATTGCCGATATTAATATGTATTCCCCCTGTTCCACTATCAATATTCATATTAAAAAATTGATTAAATAGATCATTTGGATTCATAAACCCGGAAAATCCTGATCTTGTATTTGGTGCGTGTTCTTGTTGTGGGTTTGGATTTGTTAAATATTGATAAGCTTGTGATATTTCTTTGAATTTATCTTCTGCCCCTGGGTCAGAGTTTTTGTCAGGATGATATTTGAGGGCTTGTTTTCTATATGCTTTTTTGATGTCGTCTTCAGATGCATTATTTTCTATTTCTAATATTGTATAACAAGTTTGTCGATTCATTAATATATTATAGTAAATTATAATATATTATCATTAATTGTAATTATATTGTTTTGTTGTAAAAATAATAATGTAAAAATAATAATGTAAAAATAATATTATGAATATTATGAATATTATGAATATTATGAATATTATTACGCCTATGTTAAATTATCATACCATAAATACATATGCTACAGGTGATCCATTGCCATATTTTAGAGGAACATTACATTTATATGGTTCTATTCTTATTCCTTCGATTATGATTATTATTGGTTCTATTGCGGATATGGATAAATCATGGTTGTTAATGGTTTTTCTTGGGGGGAAATTCTTATCATATGGATCGTCAGCCGCAGTACATTTGGGAATAACACGATCGCCTGATACACATTTAAAATTATTGTTTATTGACAAATTATGTGTGTATATTTCGACGTTTGTTACAGGTGTTCCTTTTATGCGATTGGATTTATTTTATTATGAATTTAATGGGGGTGTTATAATTAGTGGGGCAATTTTACTTTTATGTAATTATGAAATAACTCGTAAAATTGTGTTTTTTATTCAATTTGTTGGAGTATTATATTTAATAGGACGTGTTGTTCAGTGGAATATTTTATGGATAATTGGGGCTAGTTTATATCTTAGTTCAATGATTGTATTTTTACCATGTGCTATTAAAAGTACTAATAATTGTATGGTTGAAGTTTGTTTGCCTGTTTGTTGGCATAAAAAAGGATATTATGGGTGCCATGAAGATTTTCATTTCTTTGTATTTTTGGCAGATATTGTATTTTTTATAAATGCTGATTTGTATTTATCTTAGTTTGTTATTGCTTCTCTTATGCTTGTGTTTGTTTCGATTGTGTTTGCGTTTGCGTTTGGTTTTTCTTAAATTCCCAATATCTATGTCGGTTTTTAATTGCATAAATTCACCCATTTCTATTTTACCATCCGGATTATCATCGTATTTTTTTAATAAATCTTTAGTTTTTTTTAATGATAGTTTTATTCCATACTTTTTTAAGCCTTTGTGTAATTCTTTAATATCAATATATCCACTATTATCAATATCTATTTCTAAAAAATCTTTTTTTGTACTATTAATACTTTCTTGACGTGTTGTTACTTTTCTTGATTTTAACATTAATTCTATTGGGTTAGATTGTGTAGGATTTGTTTTTGATTTAGATCGAGATTTTGATTTTTTATTTGCTAAATTTTTCATATTCAATCTTATTAATATTAATTGATATTTTATATTTTTTATATTTTTATGCTTATTCACAATTTCCTGTTTTTTTATTTCTACGTGTTCCTTTGGGACAATTGGGTAATTTTGTTTTTTTAACGGGTGATGGTTGGTTTGTTTGTTGGGTTTCTGCTTGAGTTGTACTAGATTCGCATACTCCAGTTGTTTTGTTTCTACGCGTTCCTTTTGGACATCTACCTATTTTTTGTATATTTTCTGATAATTCTGGAACTATTTGTTTTTTTGCTGGTTTAATAGTTTTTGGACTTTTATCGGCTGGTGTATTGTTTGCTGGTTTATCTATTTCTATAGAAGCTATATTATGAGAATAACATCCAGTATCAATTGTAAATTGATCGTCGTGTAATAATGATGCTTTTAATACATATAAGGTTACTGGTTTATATGTGTTTAGTTGGGGAAATCGTGTTTCTGGGTTATTTATTATTTTTGTTAATGTAAACAGGATATTTCGTGGTAGTAATATTTCTTTTTCGTGTTTATATTGGGTTGTTAATACCATATCTACATGAGGAATTCCTTTATCTAATTCTATCTCGTAAATACAACATCTGTTGGTATTGCGGGGTACTCCTGAAAATCTTAATGCTACCTGAAAATTTTTGGAAATAGATGTGAAATTTTTGGCTATAAATGAATCGCCAATATCTTTTACTGGTTCAGTCATCGCAGCAATTGTTTCTGATCCATTTAAATAATATGGGCGAGTCATGCCTCGGTAATATTTGGTGGTGTCTTTTTCTGTTCTGATCGCTACTTCTAAAAAACATTTATCTAAATAACTGATTTTGTCTTTTACTGCTAATTTCGCTTCTTCGATTGATGGGCCATATCTTCGAAAATATGTTTTGAATTCTGGCGTTTCAAAATATTGATCGCCCTGTAATAAATACCGGTTAATTGGTTGATCCCATTGAAAACTATAGTTATATAGTGCTTTGCTCATTAATGATTCAAAATATATATCGATTTTTTGGGGGAAATTTTTATTGTATTCTTGTTTTTCTTTAAGATTGCCAAATTTCGTTTTTACTAAACCCAATTTTGATAATTCCAAGAATTCCATACTTATTAGCTTTTTTTTGTCAGATTTTTTGATTATTTTGAATATATTCGATGGTTTTTGAAGTGTTTTAACAAATTCTTTGTTATCTATTATTAACTTTTTGTCGATATAGAATCCGATATTTCTGTATTGGGCTTTCGTTTTTGATTTATATGTTTCGTTAACATTTAATTGGTTACGATGTATTACGCATTCTAAAAGTATATCATTTATTGGAGGGGCGATAAAATAGCTTTTTTTAAGACAGAAAGTATTTGAAGATTTCGATGAAGATTTTGATGAAGATTTTGATTTCGATTTTTCTTCAATAAAAAAAACTATATTGTCCTGACTTTCATTTAACCATTCGTCTATGTTGCGATCTTCCATCAATATTGGATCATATGCTGTTAATGACATCGATTATATATATATATATATATATATATATAAGGGTATTTTAGAAAATAATGTATGGGTATTTTAGAAAATAATGTATGGGTATTTTAGAAAATAATATATAATAATATATATATTATTATGGAATTTAAAAATTTTTTAAGTGAAAATTGGTTGGTACATATTGCTATTGTTGTATATGTTTGTGCTTATATACCGTATATTTATAGTATATATAAAAATAAAAATAATAAACAAAAGTTTAAAAATGAATATTATTATATAATAATAGCGGCTGTTACTCTAGTATTAGTTCATTCTGCTATTGATAAGAATTATGAAATTGTGTTGTTTTGTGCAATTAAACTTGCAATTATTATGGCCGTTCTTTGTGCGCGGGTTCTGTATCCATGATATAGTTTGATGATTTGGATCTGTTTGTGAAACGATGTGCCATATTTGATTTAGATACTTCCTTTTGGGATGATGTGGTTTGTGAAGGTATAAGCTTTTTTTTCGATTGGTTATTGTTCTTCATAAAGTGCCAGGCTAATTGTGAACATTGTAATTCATTTATGGCAGTGGTTGAGGCGACAGGGTTATTGTTAACTCCGCGCGTGGGAACATTTCGATACATAGGCTTTGGGACGATTTTAGGAGATAGGGGTGGGTTAGAATTTGTGCGTATTAATTTAGTAGAATCTTGGTATTCGTCTTGATCTTCGTCTAATAACATTATTGCCATTGCTGCGTAATTATGGAGATCAATCAATGTATCTCGAACTGATTCAGTGTTTACTAGAGATACTTGTTTGGATGATACTGACTGTAGTCGGGATAATTTATCTCCTAATCGAACGAGAACACCAACTGATCCGTGTTTTGCAAATGAGTCTCCATAATCTGCGTTTTTTTTTGTAAATAGATCCAATGCTTCTTTGTGAATTTTTTGTAATTGGGCTGGACGCGATAAAGGCGATATCGGATGCGATGATATTGGTGACGACATTGCTTTCATACTTTTGTATATATCAAATTTATATAATTTTATTTTTATATATATTTAATATCAATTTTTATTTTTGGATAAATTTTTATTTTTGTTTATTATATAATGTGTTATAATATTCAAATGGGATTGAATTGTTGTAGAAAATCACAAATGATGTATGTGCCAAACTATTATAAACAACATACATACGGTAGTTGGCAAAGAAGAATGATGCCAAATGGTGGTAATCGGTATGGTACACAGGGTAAATTGGGTCATAAAATTGGTGTTAATAGAATTTAATTATTATTATTATTTAGCCTCCTCCACATGTTTTACACCCAGTTGCGTTATTTATACCTGTAAACATGCTTCTTCTAAATCTAAAACATCCTGCGTTTCCCATTATTAAACGGTTGGATGGTTGGGGCTGGCTTGGTTGGGGCTGGCTTGGTTGGGGCTGGCTTGTTTGGGGCTGGCTTGTTTGGGTTTGGTTCGAAAAAATCATACTAAAAGTTGCTGGTGACGACATATAATTTAATAAAATATTTTAATTTTATAAAAAATATTAAAATATTTTATTAGTGAAGGGATTAACAAATGCATGCTTTAGAGTTTACTATTCCGAATTTTTGAACTTTATTTCCTTGAAGTGGTAGTGTTTGTAGGGGTTGTGTGTTGGGTTGTGTGTTGGTTTTGATATTTTGGGCTTTTCGTCTTGCTAAAACTCTATCAAAACTATTGTGTTTGACATCGACTCCTGCACCACCTGGTCCTAATCGACCTGGTCTTAATTTGGGATTAGGAATTGACTGTTGAAAATGTAGACGATTTCTGTCGCTGGCTTGGCTTTGATTTACATTTGTTGGATTTAATGATGGAGCATTGGAAGGTGGACCTCTTACTGTTAAAGCCGCTAAATCAGCCGTGTATAGTGTGGCTGGTACTCTAACAGTATTTTGGATTTGTTTTTGGATGTAGGTTTTTAATGGGTCTGGAACATAATTTGGGCTACATGATGTGCATTGGACAGGCTTTTTTGGTGTATACGGGTTAGATTCGTCTGGTAAACAATTATTTTCAAAATTTGTGCAATTTGAACAATCGTAAAATGTAATGAATGGCATTTATATTGGTGAGAGATTATATTTTGGAGATTAATTAGATTTATTTGGTTTGCTTTATTGTCGTATGAATAAATTTAGAATGATTGGGAGATTCAGGCAAACATCAAATAATGGGGGTATTATTACTAAATTATTACTTAATTCTGCGTTTATTATTGTGCCTGGTGATGTTTCATTGGATATTGTTATCGGGACTATTTGCGAAGTAGAAATATCATAAATGGATATATCTACATTTGAAATTTCTGCACAATTTGCTAATAGATAGTTTGAATTTGTATTTGTATTTGTATATGTGGGGTTGGAATAATATTCTGTGTTAGAATTACCTGCAGAATCGGTTGTCTCTATTGTGCCTCCGCTATTGCACGAATTGATATTGATTATATTTTGGATATCGTTATCGCTTGTAGATTCATATGGTCCACAACTAAACATTGTTAGTATTTATGATATTTTATGATATTTTAATAAATTTTAAATAAACTCATTATTTATTTAAAATTGAATATTATTTTTGTATGTATGTATGTATTGTATTGCTTTAAAAGGTATAATATCGATATATATATGGCTACAGAACATATATGTCGGTTTTGTGGTAAATTATATGTTCGGAGAAAATCTTATCAACAGCATATGCTGATGTGCGAAATATCTAAAAAAGGTATAGAAGGTGGGAGTGGTGGCAATGTTCGTGTTCCATCTAATACAGAATTATATCAAATTATTATTACTTTGAATGATAAATACGATCGATTAAAAGAAGACTATGATGGGTTGAAGCGATTTGTTGATGGACGGCGACGTAAGATTGATGTTTTAGAATGGTTAAATAAGAATTGTGTTTTGGGAGATGATGGGAATGATTTTGAATCTGTATTTATGAATATGCGGATGACTGGGGAGCATTTGCGAATGGTATTTGAAAATGATTACGTGAATGGGGTTGCTGATATCTTGGGTGGGGAAATCGCCCCACACGCGATGAATAGTGGGATGGGGATGGGGTCTTGCATGGGGTCATGCCCCTATACGACGGAGGGTAATTGTGGGATGGGGGTGGGGAGTAATTGTGCGACGAGTGATAATGGTGGGATGGGGTCTTGTTTAAGAGCGTTTTCACATAAAGAAGGTGTGTTTTATATTTATGCTGGTATTGGGGCTGGTATTGGGGCTGTTGATGGGAGTATTGTGTGGCGAATAATGGAAAATGATGAATTTGATCGACTAATTCGATGTATTGATAAAAAATTGTTGATGGCATTTCAAGAGTGGCAAACAGAGACTAAAAAAACTATGGATGAGGATAAATTTGCCGAGATTTATATTAAGAATTTGAAGAAAGTTATGGGAGGTAATTTTAAGACTTATGATAAAAATACTAAAATTAGGAATCGGCTTTATAAGGCGATTAAAACAGATGTTAAAAATATCATGGTTTATGAATTTTAAAATCTGATCTATTATTGTATTTACTTTTTGCCTTTTGTTTTGCGTTTACGTTTACGTTTGCCGGCATTTTTAACTGTCCATATTCTGTTTTTTCCTTTTATTATTTGAGTTTTTGGAGATGGGAATTTTGGTTTTACTGTCCACGTTCTTTTTTTTCCTTTTACTATTTGTGTTCTTGATGCGTGAGGAGCTGATTTTGGGCGTCTTCTAACTGTCCAATTTCTATTTGCTCCTATTGCTGTTTTTGATGATGGTTGACGTCGTACTTGAGACGGTGATTGTTCTGAAGTGAGTAGTTTTAATGATGGCATTGGTAATTGTGATGGAGATGGATGGTTGGGACGTCTTTTAAAATTTTGTCTGGCTCTTGCTACTAAATCAGAATTTGGGCGTAGTGCATCCGGCGATGCATGCCTCATATCTGGTGGGTGAGGGTTATATCTTGAATCCATTATATAATGTGTTAATATAGTTTATAATTATTATTTTTTTATAAATAATAATTATAAACTATATTACATGACAACGATTACTGTTTCTGGTTCTTCGAATAATTCTAACTTAGTTGTAGGTTCTACAGGTGCATCGATTAATGATTCTGATGCTGGTATAAATAATTTTAAAATATATAAAAAATATGTCGGTAATTTTGATATATATTCATGCGATAGTAGTGGAAACATAATTTACGATTTTTCTTCTAATGGACGTATTATTTATGTTGATTATTTAGACAATATATATGGAAAAATTATTGGATATAGTTTTATGGGTATGGAGGGAGAGACACTAACCGACCATGGTTCAAAAAATATTGGATATATATCTTCTTATAATAGCTCTAACGTTTATGTAACATTAAGAGCATCATCAGATTCATCTCCATTTGAGGAATGGGTTATATCTGAAAATGGAAAAATAATACATTCTCGTTATACAACGATTAATCAGACTACTATGACATCCAGGTTATGGATTGGAAAATTCACTGCTTTATCATAAAGTATTCACTTATTTAGTAATATTAGGTTGGTGGAAAAATGATAGACATCATGCGCAAATAGTATGGGGGCATTATTGATGTATTATGTGTATTATGGATTTTATGGATTGCATTGAGATTATTAACATAATTTGATGGATATGTAATGTTGTATTTGTCAAAATCTGTGCGTAGCATCCAAAATGTATAAAATTGTGCGTTTATTAAGACCCATTTTCCATCAAATGTGATTTCGTTTGGCATGTATTAAATTATATAAAAAACAGATATAATTTAATATGCAAAAATTTAAATGTTGGGATTGTAGTTTGAATGTTGGGTTACAAATTGTATTTTTGTTTTAATTCTTCTGTTGTAATAAGGATATTTAATTGTCTTGCTTTGTTTGCTTTTGCCGTGTCTTCGTTTGGATCTTTTACTATAACATAGTTGGTGTCTTTTGTTATGGTGGGTTGAATTGTTGCTCCTAATAATTTCAATTGGGCTATTAGTTCTTTATCTTTTGGGCCAGACATTAATAGTTTTTTTCCATGTAATATGGGGTCTTGTCCCCATACGGCGTTTTGATTTTGACCATTTATCACGTAGTGGGCTTGTTCCCCATCATTTTCCTCATCATTTTCCCCATGATTTTGACCATTTATCGCGTATGGGGCGATTTCCCCATGATTGGGACCATTTATCGCGTATGGGGCGATTTCCCCATGATTGGGACCATTTATCGCGTATGGGGCGATTTCCCCATCATTTAGTTTATGTTCGAGGTTGGCGGTTTTCATAAATTCCAAGAACTCGGGGATAGCATTTACGAATTGAGTTGCTGATTTTAGTGCCATACCTTCGATTGCTTTTACTCTGAATATTTGTTGTTGTTGTGTTTGTTGTGTTTGTTGTGTTTGAGTAAATATGTCGGGCGCGTGTTTTAAGATTGATGTGAGTTTTCTTTCTCCGAACCCCCTACCAAATATATTAGATGCCGCCGCAATTTCGGCTAAGGATTTTTTCTCGATTTGTTTACTGATATTTTCAGAGATTTTGGTTGCTAATGTTTCTTTGAATCCATCGACTGTTAAAAAGTCGGCCTTTGTCATTCCGAGTATTTGCGATATTGATGTGAAACCTGCCTCTATTAATTTTTTCGTATTTCCAGGTCCTAATCCTTCTACTTCTAATGATTTGAAGAAATTGGCGATCATTTTTTCTTGCACATCTTTATTGGATTCTTTGTCGTTAACCATAATGTCAACATGTGTGTCATTCCAGGTATAAGGATAAGATGGAAATAGAGGTTCGGACGCGGGTTTAATTATTGCATTGTCTTTGATTTCGGGTATTACATCTCCACTGCGAACAATTTTTATGATAGCTCCGAGACCTATTTTGTGTTTTTCTATGAATCTTGCATTTTTACCAGTAGCATATGTGATTGTAACTCCGCCAATGGTTATGGGCTCGATTTGGACGCGGGGTTTGAGATACCCATGTTTAGATGCTGTCCATATTACATCGACTACTTTTGCTTCTGCTTCTTGATCTGAAAGAACCATTTTAAATGCGAAGGCGTGTTCGGGATTTTTATTGGATCTAGGGTGTTGGTTGTCATCTGAGCAAATTATTCCGTCGATCTCGTATTCGTATGTTTCACGCCAGTCTATCAGCTTTTTAGATAATAATTCATTGGATAATTCTGGGGGGGTGAGTTGTTCATATTTGACTGGTTGGGTGTTCCAGTTTTGTTCAATGAATTTCATTTGTTCGGACGGTTTGATATTTGGTGGATTTAGTACTTCGTATGCTACAAAATCCAGATCTTTTAATATCTCTGGATCGATCGTTTTTTTATTTACTAGGCCTGCGACGAAATTTCTAGGGTTTGCGAATTTGGATTGGTATTTATCGATGAATGTTTGGCGTTTGATGATTATTTCTCCGCGTAGAGCAAATTCTGTTTCAAAATCGTGAATTGGGTTGTCTTTCCATATTATATCTTTTATTAGATGTGTTATGTCTTGGCCGATTGTTCCATTGCCCCTGGTATATAATTTTGCTTCTTTACTGTTTTTACCTGATGTGTATAGAGCGCTTATTCCATCTAATTTGCACGATATTATATATGGGCCTTTGAACTGGGATTTGAATTTTTCTAATTCTTTTGTATCGGGTTTTATTTTATCCATAGACCACATTTCATATGGTAATTTTGCTTTGTTTTTCTCGATTTTGCATTTTGTGTGGCCTTCATTTGCTTCTTCGTTTTTTGGATATTTTGCCAAGATATATTCACGCAATATATCGTATTCGTTATCGGTCATGATTGGTTGGTTATCGTTTTCACAATAATATTCTGTGTTGGCTTTTTTTAGAATTTCGGATACTTCGTGTTCGGACATGGAATCTAGTGCCGATTGGCCTTCTTTTAAGAATCGTATGATGTTGGTTCCAATTTCTGTTTGTTTTGATTTGTCTGATTGTTTTTTTAATGTTTTGTTTTTTGGTTGTTGGGGGGTTGGTGGGTTTAAATGGGTTTGTGGGGTAACGCTGTTGAGTCGGTTTGGTGGATCTACATATTCTATTTTTAAGAAATCGAATATTGATTTCTCGTCGGGAAATTCTTGGGAAGTTATTAGATCTCCTTTTACTTTTCCTTTCTTGTGCGATATTCCGTGTTCGTTTAATGTATAATTATTGTCTAGTGCGTGTTGACGCATTGATGTATTGAATTCTTTACTGCCGGTGAAATAGAGAATTGCGAAGGCATATTCTTTGGGAGGCGAATAGAGTAAATCTATTCTTCGGGCGATTGGTAATGATGTTGATGTGGATGATGGTAATCGGCCGATTGTTAGGCTTTTTACTGGTCCGCGGGATAGCACTTCTATTATAATATTTTCTTTTATTAATATGTCTAAGAACTCCTTGAATATTTGATTATTGTTTTCTGTATTTGTTATTATGATATCGATGTCGCCTGATGTTTGTAATCCACGCCTATAACTTCCTACTATTTCGAATTTTGATGTTCCTTCTATAGTACTGATTGCTTTTGTAAATATTTTTTGGAATAGTTTTTCGTATTCTTGGATTTCTTCGCGGGGGATTCGTTCATTTATATCTTCATAATATTGAAGGCCTATTGTTTGTTTGTCATTAAGTAGAGTATCTTTAGTTTTTTTTGTTTTTGTTCCTTTTGTTCCTTTTTCTTTTTCTTTTGTTTCTTTTGTTTCTTTTTCCAATTCTCTCAATTGTTCAATTGATGTAATTCCTTTTTCAATTAATTCGTTGGCTTTTTGAGGTCCGACTCCGTATATTTTTTCGAATATTTCACGGAGGTCTTGATTATCATCTTTATCTTGTGTTTGATCGGTAATAATATGTGTTCCTGATGCTTCTTCTAATGTTATGGTTCCGATATTTATAAATTCTGTAAGTTTTTCTTGTATTCCTTTTCCAATATTGGGTAAAGAAGCGGTTTGGTCTAATGATGTAATATCTGTTTTAACATTTTCAATTTCAGTTTTTGCTATTAAATATGCTCGTGCCCTAAATGGTTGTTTTATTTTTGTTGTATATTTGTTTAATTGTCCGAGAATGTTGATTATTGCTTTATTATATGGTGGAATCGGGGGTATGCCTTTTCCTTTTCCTTCTTCATATTCCATGTACTTGTCTGATATAGTTGATGGGTTTGTTTTTATATTTTGTTTTATATTTTGTTTTATATTTTGTTTTATATTTTGTTTCAGTTTTTTTTTATTTGGTGTTTTTTGTGTTTTATTGAATCTATTTATTATTGATTTATACATTATAATATATTGATAAAATATTTGTATAATTTATCTGTATATTCATTGCGTTGTGATTGATTGTTATTTATATAATTTATTAAAAATTGTATAAATTGTTTTATTTTGTTTATTGGTTTATTGTTTTAATCGAGGTCTTCGATTGACGGGCCATCGTCTACTTTGTCGGGCATTTCTTGGTCAGGTACTTGGTCAGGTACTTGGTCGGGCATTGGGGGCATTGATGACGCATAGAGTTTTTGCATTAATGGGGTAAATAGTTCTTCTAATTCTTTGCGCTTATGTTCGAATTCTTCGGGTGTAGCTAATTTATTGTTTTCTAACCATGTCATTGTTTCATCTAATTTGGTTTCAATCTTGGATTTTTCATCTTCATTTAGTTCAGTGTCTAGTTTTTCTTTGAATTTCTCATCCGATAATGTTGACTTTACTTGGAAACAATAGCCTTCTAGCGAATTTTTGGCTTCAACACACTTTTTAAAATCTTCATCTTCTTGAGCATACGTTTCTGCATCTTTGGTCATACGATCAATTTCTTCTTTTGATAAACGGGAACTGTCATTTGTGATTGTTACAGTATTGCTTTTCCCGGTTGATTTTTCGATGGCAGACACATTAAGGATGCCATTGGTATCGATGTCAAATGATACCTCAATTTGTGGGGTGCCTCTGGGCATTGGAGGGATTTCCGAAAGAGTGAATTCGCCTAATTTATTATTGTCTTTGGTGCGGGCGCGTTCTCCTTCAAATACTTGGATTGTTACAGCTGGCTGGTTATCGGAATATGTTGAAAATGTTTGCGATTTCTTTGATGGGATTGTTGAATTTCTCGGAATTAAAACTGTCATTACTTCTCCGGCGGTTTCTAATCCGAGGGATAGGGCGGCGACATCTAAAAGTACTAAATCGTCGGTTTTTGATGATTGAACACCTGTTAAAATTGCCGCTTGAACGGTAGCACCATATGCTACTGCCTCATCGGGATTAATAGCCTTGGATAATTCTTTGCCATTGAAAAAATCACTTAATAATTGTTGGATTTTTGGGATGCGGGTTGAACCACCTACTAATACTACTTCGTCGATTTGACTCTTTGATAATTTGGAATCTTTGAGTGCTTTTTCTACAGGGAGCATTGTATCTCTGAATAAATCCATACATAATTCTTCTAGGCGGGCCCTGGTTAATTGAGAAAAGAAATCAATACCTTCAAAAAATGAATCGATTTCGACGGTTGTTTGTGTTGATGATGATAATGTGCGTTTTGCTCGTTCGCATGCTGTCCTTAGTCGACGCATTGCCCTAGGGTTTTCTTCTGGGTTGATATCTTTCTTATGTTTGCGTTTGAATTCTTGGAGAAAATGATTTACTAATCGGGTGTCGAAATCCTCTCCTCCAAGATGTGTGTCTCCAGCTGTTGCCTTGACCTCGTATATGCCGTCTTCAATTGCTAAAATCGAAACATCAAATGTGCCTCCGCCAAGATCGAAGATTAAAATATTTGTTTCCTTTTCTGTGTTCTTTTCTAGGCCATATGCGATTGATGCCGCCGTCGGCTCATTGATTATTCTTAAAATATTTAGGCCGGCAATAGATCCTGCGTCTTTGGTTGCTGCGCGCTGAGCATCATTAAAATATGCCGGAACAGTAATTACTGCATCGGTAACTGTTTTCCCAATATATTCTTCTGCGATTTCTTTCATTTTTACCAGAATCATTGATGAGATTTCCTCTGGTAAAAATTCTTTTTGTTCGCCTTTGTAGTCTACACTTATAATTGGTTTATCGTTTCGGTCAATTACTTTAAATGGAAATAGTTTGATGTCTGATTGGGTTTGTTTTTCGGAGAATTTGCGACCAATTAGACGCTTGGCATCGAATACTGTATTTGTGGGGTTTTGGGCTGCTTGGTTTTTAGCCCCATCTCCAATAATTCGCTCGGTATCGGTGAATGCGACATATGACGGCGTTGTTCTGTTGCCTTGATCATTCGCGATGATTTCGACACGGTCATTTTGCCATATGCCGACACATGAATAGGTTGTACCTAAATCGATACCGATTGCTACTTTAGGTTGCTCGGTCATTTATATAAAATATTTTATTGTCTTTTATTTAAATATTTTATATAAATGTTTTAATAAATATTCAAAGGTGTAATAAATGTTTTATTGTATAGGTTTAGCATTCGCATGATCCACCTTTAATGTTGTTATATCTTAGTTTTTGGGTGTTTATTGCGGTAGAGTCGGGGTTGTCTGTGGTGGGGGATGGCGTTGGTGGGGGTAAACAATTGTTTTGTAAGTATTTGGCTCTTAAATATGTTTCTATATCTGATGTTTTGGTTATTTTGTCGATAGATTTATTACAGCATTTTGTTACGGCTACACCATTTACTAATTCTGTATATTCTGTGAAAAATTGGGATGACGGGTCATTATATGAACTGTTTGGATTGATTGTACATTTAATGGCTCTGGTATTGCGGGTGCTTAAATATGTGCTCATATCATAATGTGATTGATTAAATATTTTAACCACATTATTGTATTTGTTTTTTGGACAACACAGATCAATTAAATTTGAATTTGATTGATTGTATGCTGATCCAAATGTTATTCTGTTTTTCATGTATGTTCCAAATGATTTAACAGATGGTTGAGGTTCGGATGGGTCGACGATGATAATTTGGTTCGATGGGCCAAATGAGTATGTTGATTTTGCTAAATTGGTGCTTTTGCTTTGGTAATATTGTCTTTGGCCTGCCGGACCATTTAAATATGATGGTGTATTAGATGGGTTCTTTGGGCTAAGTACTTGACATTTACGGGCCATTATTGTTAGAGACATTGTATATGATATTATGCAATATAAAATATTATATATAAAATATTATATATAAAATATTATATATAAAATATAAAAAATTGAAATTTATTAATTTATATTTTATATTGCACGTGAAATATATTTAGGTATTTGTCTAGTCTTTATATAAGCAAATGATGTCTAATGTTCAGAGTGATGGTGATTCGTGGAAAACTCAAGGAAATAATAGGAGGAGTAACGGTAAATGGAGAGGAGGGCATTATACTAAAAATCGAATAACTAGAGTGAAAATGGATAAACTTCCGGTTAAGGATTTGGATTTAAATGATGTTAATGTATTTCCTGTGTTGGGGGGTGGAGTCGGAAATTGTACAGGGGATGGGGACGGGGGTACCGAATTTGCGAATGCTTTAACTACTGAGGTATCGAAAATAAAAGAAGAATGTGTGAAAGATATTACATCTGGGTGGACAATTATTAATAAGAATGATGGGAGTATTAAAACATATAATAAAGTTGGTCGATTGGTTAATGGCACTGGATTGGGTATTATAGGAATAGGAACAGATTTTGATGGGGATGATATACATGAAATGTATATAGACATGTGTAAACGATGGTGTAGTTATTACGATGAGATTAATGATTTAGTTGGTGATAGATCCCCATATTTGAATTATAAAAAGGAGATTAGGGAAATCGTTTCTGAAGAAAATATTATAATGAATAAAATTTATGGTGGCGATTATAATTATAGTAGTGATGATGAAAAGGACGATCATCATGATGACGCGACGTTTTGGTAAGGAATATTGATATTTGATTGTTATAATTTTATTGTAATAATTTTGATTATGATAATTAGTTTAAACTCTATTATTATTTTTTATTTTTTATATAATGGATAATGATTTAAATGTAGATTTGGAAGAGAATGATTTGGAAGAGAATGATTTGGAAGAGAATGATTTGGAAGAGAATGATTTGGAAGAGAATGATTTGGATGAGAATGATTTGGAAGAGAATGATTTGGATGATCAATGGATTAATGATTTTAATTTGGACGATATAGAAAATGATGAATTTATTGCTTGTAACAATGATATTTCTAATAATATAACTACATTGAAAATATATAATATTTATGTTAATAAAAATAATATTTTAACTGATATTAGCAATGAGACAATTATGATTTATGATGATGTTATTCGGCGCAGTGATCTTATAAAATTAATAAAAAAAAATTCTATTTCTTGTGATAAACATTATAAGCTGTATTTTTTGTTAAAATTTAATGTTGATATTAGTTATGAATATTTGAATAATTTTTTGGATGATGGTTTTGAAGATCGTTTGGAAAATGTTATTCATGATTATGTTGTTAGTGGAGGGGATGATTGTGTGGTCGATTCATCTTGTTTTTTTACTGTATGTAAAGATATTTCTGATATTGCTTTTATTTATGAAGTTGCTTTTTTGAGGAAATTGGCTTCGTTGTATTTTATATATTTTGAGAAATGCGATGCTGAACATGTTGAATATATTCCGGCTTTAAAAATTCCATATTATACTGATAAAAAAAATCGTGCAACAAAGAGCAAATGTGTTCTGAAAAATAGTGGCGGCGATAGAGATAGAGGCAGAATGAATATTAAAACAAGATCAAGAAAATTTACTTTGAAATAGTAATAAATGATTTGCGAGTTGGAATGTTTATATATTTTATTAAAATATATAAAAATTTTTTAGTAGATAATAATAATATAGGGGATACTATGAGTCATAATATAGATGATGGTATAGATGATGGTATAG